CCGTCACTTCTTCTTGGCCGTGTAGTAGGTCCCTCCGGTTACCCCTCTGTTAAGAGTAGTAGTCGGAAGTCCCATCGGCGTATGGTCGATACCCATACTGCTGTCTGGCAGGCAGTATGGAGTGGTTTTGTTGCTTCTGGTATATCTCAACAGTATGGTTGTTGGCAGTTCAGGAAGTGGGTGACCACTTCCGGTCCGCGTGGTGTTGACTGGATATCGGACAGGGTTAAGGCCCTGTGCGTATCCCTTCGTGACGTTTCCCTCACGAACAGGGAAGTCGCGCTCGTGGACGAGGTGCCAACAAGGCTTCAGGGGTGGCTCCGGGACCTCTGCTGTCGCGATCCGAGGCGCGCTCTTGCGTTCACTAGGTGTTCGCGCGCCCTTCCTCGGCCGACAGGCAAGAGGGTCTCTGAGGCCTTGAGAAACCATGCATACAACATACTTGATCGTGGCAGTGTGAGAGAGGATGTCCAAGCCTCTCTGGAGTCTTATACTGCCCATATGTTCAAGCATGTGTTGAGATATAGTTCTTGGAAGACTTTTCCTTCCTCTAAGAACGCTGTTGTAGGTTCCCCGGGGACAAAAGGTGGGTATGACGCTTGGGCTTATGACAAGGCTCTGGCTCATACAATGGGTGTCAATTGGGTTGGACCCCCTCTTGACAACACTGTAGAGGCGGTTGTTCGCAGCCTCTCTACGACGCCTGCCGTCACCACCATTGGTTCCCCGATTTACAACAGCCTTGTCCGCCAGGCGGCCGTAGGATTCGAGATCCCACGCGACACTGAGTTCCTTCAGGGTCTTGCGACCCTTTTGTCTTTGAACGAGCTCAGGGATACCGATCCTGGTACCGGAGTTGTCCATGTGGCAACACCGCTTGGCGAACAAGGGGGGAAGGTAAGAGTCATAACCGTCCCGCCACCTGGTGTCTTCGTTGCGGGTGATCTCTGTCGCCAGCGCCTGTTCCCGTTGTTGCTGAAACGCGACAAGCGCCTTCAGCGCAAATTCCCATCGGAGGTCGATTCTTCCGATTGGACTATGCGAGACAGGTATGGCGAGAAGATCAAGCTCTCCGCTGGTGAGGCCTTCCTTTCGGCAGATCTCACCAAGGCAACCGATGGATTCTATCATGATGCTGTCAAGGCCGTACTCCGCGGTCTTGAGCGTGCAGGATTTGGAAAGTCCTGGACGCAGTGGGCTGCCGATTCTCTTGGCGTCGGCACCCATCAGCATTATGTAAGGTACCCTCGGTCTGCACTTAGGGCTGAAGACATCAAGGCGATGCGTGGTTTGTCTCCGTTGGTTAGAGTTGAACCTAAGCATGTAGATATTCCCATGTTCCGTGGGATTCTCATGGGCACGCCCTTGAGTTTTACAATGCTTAGTATAATCAACGGGTGGGCTGCACAGCCATTGGGGATGAAGACGGCCATCGTGGGAGATGACGTCTTCTCGCTGTGTAGCCCTCCACGCATAACCCGATACACAAAGAATGTGGAGTGTATCGGGTCTGGGCTGCATGAGGGGAAGAGTTTCTACGGAACCCGCGGTTTCACGTTCTGTGAGACCTTTGGTGTGACCGACCGCGATGGGGTCACACGCTACTTTAATCCGTATCCTCTCAAGCAGTTCCAGAGAGACGGTTGTGGGGTCCTGGACCGTGACGATGAACATTTTGCGCCTCAATGGAACGCATTGAGGCGTGTCGTCAAGGTCCTTAACAAGCATGTCCGCGCCAAGGCGCGGCGTCTGGGTCGTCCCCCTGAGCTTCCCGCGGCTCTGGGGGGTCTTGGCCATCCTGGGAAAGGGATGCGCTCGATACCTAGACCCGTTCGGGCTAGCTTGTTTGCGCTGGTTGACAAAACCTGCGAGGGCCCCTTCAAGAACATCACAAGGGTTGATACTTTCTTCGCACCAGCCGTCCCCGGGCTGTTTGCAATGATGAGGGATTCCGTCACTAGCGCGTTCTCCGGGTACCAGGAGTGCTCGCGTAGTGAAATTTTGAGTGACGGGGAGACCTTCATCAGTTACTATGACCTGTCGCGTCATGTGGCTGTAAAGTCGCATGTCGGTTACTGGGCCATAGGAGGTCGGTATCGTCCTTGTGAACCAAAAGCTATAAAACCAGGGAGGTTGAAATTGCCTGCCCCAGGTCCACGCCAGTTCAGTGCCAAGACGCCTTTGGGAAGCGTCGTTGCTTTGCTGAAGGCACTGAATGTGGACCGGGGGCTTAAACTCCCTATCGAGATTGCGCGCGAAATACGCGGAACGAACCCGCACGCTGGTACACTCAGTTCTGAGTGGG